GGTACGAGTGATGTTGCTGTTGTTGTAGAAGATTGTGCATCTGCTTGTGCAGTAAGTTCTGTTCACACAGGGGTTGCTTTACTAGGCACGACTTTAAAAGAAGAATATTCTCTGTACCTATCAGAGAACTTTAAAAAAGTTATTATTGCTTTAGATAGAGATGCCACCCAAAAGGCATTTGATTTATCTAAAGGATTAAGGTATCTTATTGATACTGAAGTAAAAGTCTTGGAAGAAGACTTAAAATATTTAGACGTACAAAAAATTAAGGAGTTATTTAATGTCGCTTGAAAATAGAATAATTAAATTCTGTCTCAATCGTGATTTCTTTGAAAAGAACAGAAAGAGAATTAGTAAGAAGAACTTTACTAATGGTCTTGCTGAAGTCTATGATGTTATCAAAGACACTTATAAGAAGCACGAAAATATACAGAAACTTTCTGTAGAAGAAATTAAAGATGCATACTTTACTATTTACAAACCTGCATCTACAACTGCTCATAGACAGAAAATGTCACAGATACTGGATAACATTAGTAGTGATGATACTGAGTATAATGAAGACATCATATCTGACAGTTTAAAAAAACTAAGGATGTTAGAACACGCACATCAAGTTATAGAAGAAGCTAATCAAGTTTGGAATGGTAAGAAAAATTCCTTATTGACTATTAAAAAATTAGTAGATGATTTTGATGAGGATGAAATAAAGGGTGATGAAGAGTTAGTCCCTGTAACAAAGGATATTAAAGAAATGTTAGAAGCTGTTAATGTTACATCTAAATGGAAATTTAATATTAAAACTTTAGGTGATAGAGTAGATGGTATAGGTGAAGGTAACTTAATGATTATTTTTGCTAGACCTGAAACCGGTAAGACTGCATTTTGGGTTAGCTTAACAGCAGGTCATAATGGATTTGCTCATCAAGGTGCAAATGTTCATTGTTTTATCAATGAAGAACCTGCGGTACGAACTCAAATGAGAATGGTATCAGCTTGGTCCGATATGCACAGAAATGAAATAGAAGAAAATATGCAAGAAGCAAAAGAAGAATGGGCAAAGATTAGCGATAAGATTGTTTGCCACGATTCTGTGGATTGGTCTTTAGAATCTCTTGATAAATACTGTGAAGAGTATAAACCTGATATTGTTATTGTTGACCAGTTAGATAAGATTAATGTAGACGGTAATTATAACAGAGGCGATGAAAGACTGAGGGCAATATACTTGGGTGCTAGAGAGATAGCTAAAAGAAGAAAGATTACTATAATTGGTATGTCTCAGGCTAGTGCTGAAGCAGAAGGATTAACAAATCTATCATTTGATATGATGGAAAATAGTAGAACAGGAAAGGCAGCAGAAGCCGATTTAATTATAGGTATCGGTAAAGCTTATTCAGAAGGGGACACCCCTAACTTCTCAAGAAGCTTGAATGTATTAAAAAATAAAATAAATGGATGGCATGGTATTATTCATACAGTGCTTGTTCCAAGTAAATCGAGGTACATAGAATAATGACAAAAATAACAGTGTTTGACGTAGAAACGACAGAGGAAGGATATAAAGGAAGTCCTAATCCTTATTATCCAGATAATAAATTAATTAGTTTAGGTATTGATGATGAGTATTTATTTTTTTGGCATCCTGATTTACCCAATATTGATTTAAAAAAGAATAAAAAAATAGTGCAAGATATTTTAGACAAGACAGATATCCTAGTAGGTCATAATATTAAATTCGATTTATCATGGTTATACTCTTGTGGATTTACTTACAAAGGTAATATCTTTGATACAATGATTGCTGAATATGTTTTACATCGTGGTGTTAAAAATAAAATATCATTAGCTGAATGTTGTGTAAGAAGAGGCTTAATAAAAAAAGCATCTTCTATCATTGATACTTATAGAAGTCAGGGAATGACTTTTAAAGACATCATGCCTAAAGATATAGAGTTTTATGGTCGAAGAGATGTTGAATGTACAAGACAATTATTTAATGCTCAAGTTCAAGATTTAAACAAACCTCTTAACAATCCTTTATTTAAAACAGTTAAAATGATGAATAAATTTACGTCTGTATTAACTGATATGGAAATGAATGGTATTTATATAGATAAACCTAAACTAAATGATGTTAAAGAAGAGTTTGAAAAAGAACATAAACAATTAAGAGTTAGTATTGATAATACTATTTGGGATATGATGGGGGATACCAAAATAGAACCTAGTAGTGGGGAACAATTATCTTGGTTAGTTTATGGTTTAAAAGTTACTGATAAAAAGAAGTGGGCTGAAGTATTTAACATTGGGGTTAATAAAGAAAACAATAAACCTAAAAGAAGACCTAAGATGACCATTGCTGATTTTAATAAATATGTAAAACAGTACACTAAACCTTTACACAAAACTAAGTCAGAGCAATGCCCTAGATGTTATGGTCAAGGTAAAATTCAAAAAATAAAAGTAGATGGTAACCCTTACAAAGCACTTAGTAAATGTGATAATTGTGAAGGTGAAGGTTTGATTTATCACCAATTAAAAGAATTGGCAGGGTTTAAAGTTAATTTAAAAACCATTATAGAAAAATTTTCTAGAGACTCTAAGGATACTGCAAATAGATTAGTAAACCTTGTTTGTAATACAGGATTTAAAACTGATAAAGTAACTTTGATGACTATTGCTAAGTATAGTAAAAATGGAATTGTTGACTTCGTAGATAACATTACAAAGTACAGTGCTATTGAAACTTATCTATCTACTTTTGTAGAGGGGATTGAAAACTTTGTGGGGTGGAACTCTATCCTACATCCTAGATTTATGCAAACTGCTACATCAACTGGAAGATTATCTAGTAGAGAACCTAACTTTCAAAATCAGCCACGTGCTAAAACTTTTCCTATTAGGAAAGTTATTAAATCACGATTTAAAGGTGGTAAGATAATGGAAGTAGACTTTGCACAGTTAGAATTTAGAACTGCAGTTTTTCTTGCTCAGGATAAGCAAGGAATGAAAGATATTGAAGATGGTGTTGATGTTCATCAATTTACTGCTGACATCATTGGAGTATCAAGACAAGATGCAAAGGCTCATACATTTAAACCTTTGTATGGTGGTGTTAGCGGTACAGATGATGAAAAGAAATATTACACTGAGTTCTTAAATAAATATAAACAGATTAAAGAGTGGCATGATAAATTAGAATATGATGCAATTGCCACTAAAATGATTACCTTACCAACAGGTAGGCAGTATTCATTTCCAGATGCAAAAAGGATGCCTTGGGGTAGTTCTAACTATTCTACCCAAATAAAGAATTATCCTGTTCAAGGATTTGCTACTGCTGATATTGTTCCCTTAGCTTGTATCAATGCATATGATTTAATGAAGGAACGAAAGGTAAAAAGTCTGCTTATCAATACAATTCATGACAGTATTGTGGCAGATATCTATCCCGGTGAAGAAGAAATAATGGCTAATATTTTAGCTGAAGCTACCACAGGGGTAAAAAAGTCAATGAAATCAATGTATGATATTGATTTTAATGTGCCTCTAGATATAGAAATAAAAATTGGTACAGATTGGCTTGACATGACAGAGATAAAAGTATAACTTATCCACAACTATACAAGGAGTTCATTTAATGATGACAAACGAAATAGCAATCAAACAAATGTCTGATGCAGAAATTATGGCTGCAATTGGGCAAACAGTCGATACTAATAGACCTATATTATCTCGACTACAAATCAACAGAGATGCAGAGGATGATGAAGGTAATAGATTACCTAATGGTCATTACTATGTTTATCACCCTGAATTAGAACAAAATATTTATGGTGAAACAGTAGAATTTAGACCATTCTATACTGCATATCAATATATGGCTTATAATCCTGCAGAGAGAAAATATACTTCTCGTTCAGTTATTTTTAAGAATTGGAAAGAAGATATCATTGACACCTTAGGTGGTACTCGATGCGGAAAAGTCCCTGAGTCTCAAAGAGTACATATGACTGATGCTGAAAAAGAACTTCAGAAAAATATTAAATGTTATAAGATGACTTATGGTACAGTATCTTTTAAAGGTAAAAATGTAAAAGATGAAGACATAGATATTGAAAACTTCCCCGTGTTATGGCGTAACACTGGAACTAATTACAATATTGTTAATGAAGCTTTTACAGGATTAACTAATCTTGGTAAACCGATGTTTAAGTATACTTTAACATTAGGCACAGAGAAAAGAAAAGCAGGCTCTACAAGGTTCTTTGTTTGTACTTATAAAATTAACAAAGATAAAGAGTTACCTTTTACTGCAGAGGATGAAAAGAACTTACAAAGTTTCTTAACTATTATTAACTCTGAAAATAAAAGTGTCAGTACTATGTATGATAAAGCACTTATCCAATCAGTTTCTGATGGTGATGATGCTAAGATTATCGAACAATTAGCACAGTAGTGAATATACTTTTAATAAAAATACAAGAATTGTTAGCCCGTTCTGGAAAGGAGCGGGTTGACATCTCAGAAGATATCATTGAAGAGTTTGGGGAAGCTTGTAAGCAAGCTTTTAGAAAACAATTTACAGATGAAAGAGACCCTAACTTTTCTATTAGAATGTCTGGTATTGGTAAACCTCTTTGCCAATTACAAATGGAAAAACAAAACACTTCTTCTGAAGAACCCCCTTACAATTTTAAAATGCGAGTTTTATTTGGAGATTTAATTGAAGCTTCTGCTATTGCTATTATGAAAGCCGCAGGAATTAAAATTCAATCAGAACAACAAGAAGTTCATAATGAAATTTCAGGTGTTAAAATTAAAGGTACTTATGACGTAGAGATTGATGGCAAAATCTTTGATATTAAAAGTGCCTCTCCCTATGCTTATGATAATAAGTTTGCAAAAGGATTTAAAAATGTAGAAGAAGATGATAGCTTTGGTTATGTTGTTCAAGGTTCATTATACTCTGACTCTTCGGGAAAACCTTTTGGTGGTTGGATTGTGATAAATAAATCTACTGGGGAATGGCAAGTTGTAGAAACACCTACATATACAGATGACTATAAAGTTAAAGCATTAAAGACTGCATCAGATAACATTGATGCATTAGTTAATGATAAACCTTTTGAGAAATGTTTTGAGGATACGCCTGAGACATTTAACAAAGTAAGCACAGGCAATCGAGTACTGAATACTATTTGCTCTTTCTGTCCTTATAAAAAGCCTTGTTGGGGTCAAGATTTACAGTATCTTCCACAACAACAATCGAAAGCAAAATCACCTAGATGGTTTTGGTATACTAAAATAGTAAACCCTAAGGAGGTAGTAAATGAGCAAGAGTGATGAACTAAGTAGTCGTGGACCAGTAATCTACGTTACACCTGTACCTAATAGAGAAGGTTCTTTTATGTGTAGTATTAAGAAAAATAAAAATCCTTCAGAAGATGAAAAAACTTGTGAAATTATAGCTATGGGAATGATGAGGATAGCTTTATCTGACCCTTCCTATGTTTATGATTTAGGTCTAGAAGCTTTAGAAGAAGAAAATTATATAGAGAGTGATAAGCCTATTGTTAAATCTAATGGTTCTAATGATGAGACTAAAATAATAGATATTCTAGATTATTTAAAATTTAAATCTACTAGAGGTAAATTAAACTAATGAGTAAAGATAATTTTAATAACTCTGATGATAACATTACCAGAAAAAAGTTTGATTTAGATTTACAATATGGGAAGATGCGTGAAAAGAAACTTCACGATATGTTTTTTAATAAAAAGTTTGAGATAAAATCAGAAAGAGATTGGTGGCAAAAGACAGGTAACATTGCTATTGAAATTGAATGTTATGATAAGCCCAGTGGGATATCAGTTACCGAAGCTGATTATTGGATGCATATCTTAACAGACGGTGATGATGAATACTGTACCTTAGTATTTAAGGTAAGCACTGTTAAGAAACTTGTTAAAAAATATAAAAATAAAAACATTTATGGAGGAGACCATAGAAAATCTAAATTTGTTTTAGTACCTTTAAAAGAATTATTTGTGTTGGAGAACATACAAAATGGATAATATAAATCCAAATTA